TAGCGCCGTGCTGCCATAACTGGCAAGGCTTTCTTCTATCGTTTCATTAGCAAAGGCGAGCGCCTCGCTTTGGGTCGATTCGACCGTGGCCAAAATATCCGTGCCAAAATCTAAGGCGTAACGCCCAAAATCGAGCGCGTCTTCCTGCCCCTTAGCCATGGCCGTGATTGAACCGCCCACCAACGTAGCCGCGCCCCGTGCGTTGGCCTCGATTGCGCCAAGTGTATTATTCTGGCCTTCAATCAAACCCGCAATGCTGGTTTCAACTGCTGACTGAGCCAACGCCACCGTGCCCGCGTCTATGGTGGTGATATCACCGCCCGCGACCATTGCGCCATCTTCGATACCCTGCACCGTGCTGGTGTTGGTGTTGGTAACTGTTTTATTGCTACTTTCTTGTTTGCTACTTGAGCCGCCCGACATTATGCAAGCCTCACTTTATAAACGTATTCTGTAAAAGTCGGCCCCCAAGCCTTTAGGAGCCGCGCCAAGCCTTTTCGCTGGGTATGAAATCGCACGGATTTAAACCCTTGCGCTATGGCCATGGGTCGCATTGCCATCAAGGCCGGTTCTAAATCAGCCCCAATCACGCAACACACTACCAACTCGTCACCGTCGGCTCGAATCACCCACGCGCTTTGCCAATCGTCCACTTGGTAGGCTTGCGCCTGACCTGTGGCCACGGCATCTAACAACCATTGGTCGCCCTGCAATACCGGCGCAATAACAATGGCCAGCCGTGCAAGGTCTGTTACCTTCGCTATTTGCGGTTGAGATACCACAAGGCCGCCATTGCCGCAGCACCCACGGCCAATAATTCCCAGTCAAATTTCTGGTAACTAATGCCCACATTGACCGGCGCGCCGCCGGTATATCCCGACACTGGCGCACCATAGGCCATACTCGGGCCACTGCTAAAACTGAGTGGTGGAATCGCCATTATTTCGCCTTTTTATAAACTAAATAAGCCGCCGCCATAAGGCCGCCACCAATCATCAAATTACTGGTTTTAACACCTAAGACGTAGCCAGTTGTTCCGCCCACACCCAACAAAGCCGCGCCGCCAATTACTGCCGGTATTAATGGAATAGGCATTATAAAAACCTCCAAAGCAAAAACGCCGCGCCGAGGCCAACCAATAAAGGTTTGCCGGTCAACGTAGAAAAACCCACCACGCCCGCGCTTTTAACAGGGGAAATATCAATAGTCGGCAGCGGTTGATCTGGGTCATAAACAAAGCCTGTTGTTTCAGGATGAACCAACTCTAGCGGGTCATAATGCGCTGTTTTAATTTCGCTCATTGCGTCACCTACTTTTTCAAGGCAATCAATGCAAACGCCGCCAATACCACGCCGCCAATAATGAGCGTTTTAGTATCAATGCCGCCGCCGGTTTGTGCTGCTGGGTCTACCGTGTTTACAGGTCGCACCGTATCGGCTGCATTGTCGCCGCCATACCAGTTTGAACCGTACACCTCTCGGTCAAGCAATTTATCAACGTAAGAATTGAAAATATCGCCGCCCGTGCCGAGCACATCGCTAAATGCGCCGTAAACCTTGTCTAAAGCCGATTCCCAACCAGTAGTTGTATTTTCGCTGCCAAAATAAACATCATCAACGGAAATATCTTGTGTTGGGTAATAACCAATATCTAGGCCGCCGCCGGTGCTGTCTGTTGCGCCTGTTGAAAGGTCGCCGAATGTATAAGACATATTCAAGCCTCCAAAGTGAATAAAAAGGGGCCGTTAAGCCCCTGCCGGTTTAGCCGTTTAAGCCGCCGATATATTCAACCATGGTCGGAATTGAACCCGCCGCCGCCATTGTGGCGGTAAAGCGTAAATCGTTAAGCCCCGCAGTTACCAAACCTTCCGCGCCGTCACCGGACTCAGTAGGGTCAACAACAAAAGCGGCTGCAACGGGTACGCGCTTGCCATCCGATTGTAGGAGCGTATTTTCTGCCTTGGTACGAACAAAGGTTTCAACGTTGTTCTGCTGAACCTTCATACTCGAAACGTCCGAATTTTCAAAACGAATCATGTTGATTAGGTCGCCACGTGGCAAATCAGCAATTTGGTGCTCGCCTGCTGCGGTTGCTGCTGGTGTGAACTGCTTCACCTTCTTGATTACGCCGGTTGGCTTGCTGCCAGATTGCACGGCCTTGGCTGATAGTGCTGGAGCACTTGCGCCCGAATCAATATCAATTTCGATTGATAACGTCGTAATCGGTGTGGGGTTTTGCTTCGCATCATATGGCGCGCCGGTTCCCAGTGCGGTCACTTCGCGAGCTGCACGGGTATTCAGGTTGTAACGCTCAAAGTCGATTACTAAAATACCGGCGGCGGCTGCGCGGCCTTGGAACTGGTTGTGGTTGTCTAGTTGTGTACCAGACAAATAGCGGTGAATCACTTGGCCGTTTGCAATCACGCGGATTGCTGTCATTTGGGCAAGGGTCACGCCTGAATAGGCAATTAATGCCTGATGATAAGATGGGCCAATCTGGCAATCTAGGGTCGCGGTTTGGCCTGCGCCAACACCACTAAAACTTTTTAACTGTCGTGTTACTTTCATTTTAAATATTCTCGCTATAAGAAATTGCACATTCGCAAGGTTTGGCAAAAAGCCGGTTCAATTTAGAACCAGCTTGATTCGCCGTTGATTACTTCTTTTGCCGCTTGTACGCGGTTCACTACGGCCAAAGCGGCCAACGTCCAAAGAACGGTCTTCAAGGTTGTTTTAGTTGGCATGGGTAGCCCTCGTTTTAGTTTGCTGCAAAATAAGGCCAACCGTTAAACCGGCGGCCACTGTGATAAAGAACAATTGAATATGTTGTTTTTTCATCAACACCTTGTACATTTATCGCAGGCATAAAAAAACCGCTAAAAATGCGGTTTCGCTATAGCGTGAAAATAACGCGATTATTTTTATTTTGGTGTAATTTTGATCTTTTTCGGCGCGTCTGCGCCTTGCGTCACCACCCAAAAATTCAGCTTTTGCAAACCGGCCAGCGCATCCAATGACAGGCCCATATCTTTGGCCACCTTGGCGATATCGCCGCCTTTTTGCTGCCCAACATAAGTAACGGCCACTTGGTTATAGGCCGTTTTGGGTATTTCTTGGCCGCGCTGGCTGGTCATTAGCAGGATACCGCCGAACTTTCGAGACTTGCGCAATATGCGCCCAAATTCCGGCGTTGCCTTGGCCACACTAGGCGACACGTCCGCCAATTCTTCAACTACGACCACCGTTTCTTTATTACCATCTAAAGCGGCCCACGCCAACCGACAAAACCACTCGAAATTTTGTACCGCGTCCGCACCGGAATAGGCCACCCTAAACCCTTTACCAGACTTGAGCGCCGCCGCCACGGCGCGAGCATACAAAGCCCTGGACTCATACCGGATAGCTTTATGATCTTGGTCGATATCCCACAATAAAACCCGCTTGGCTTTTTTAAGGTGGGCGTTTTGTTTTAGTGCCTGCGTTTTACCCGAACCACTGCAACCGATAAAAATAGCGTGGCGATTGTCGTGTCTGGTGTTTGGATTAACAGCCATTTACGCGGCGTCCACATTCGACAAATCAAAACCGGCGTTTTCTGGTGCGTCATTGGTGGCCGGTTGCGCTGGTTTTGGTTGTTCGGGTTTAGCCTTTGGCCCTACCTCTTTTTCTTGTATGCGCTTATCTTCTGCAAAGCGTCCCATCAACACCATTCCAATGGTCATGGCCGCCGTAACTTCTGCACCGCTTGAACCTGCCAAGTCGGGAAAATACTTGTCAAGCACGGCCCCAATAGCGCGACCGGTTTCGTCGGCCTCTGTTCGGTTTAGTTCCCAATGGGCACCGCGACGACTTGCCACCAAACTAAAGCCAATAGATAAAATGGCCGTGCATAGCTCGCCCGTTTCCATGCTGTCGGCTTCGTCTTCTGGAGCGGCCAAATCTGTGGCCTGCCACTCGCTTTCTTGCGTAGCATCTTGACTCTCTGCCAGTGCCGCCAACTGTTCAATTTCTGTTATTGCTTCGCTCATTATTCGTCATCCCCTGCTAAAAATCGGTCCAAAAAGGATTGTTTTACACTTGGCGGCTGTTCCACCGGTTTCGCTATAGCGACTTTTGGCACGTTTTCCGGTGCCGGTTTCGCTATAGCTGGCCCATTGTCTAAAATCCGTTGCAAATATTGCTGCCCACTTGGGCCGATGATTTGCACCGTGCCACACCGCATAATGTTAGAACCCTTTTCTTGATAACAGCGATAATACAGCCGCGTATTTTTTGCGTGCCGATGAATTGTTGCATCGTCACTGCCGCAATGCGGGCACCTTAAAACGCCTAAAATTTCACTTGCCACTGTCAACTACCTCCAACGCTAAATGTTCTAAAACCTGAATGGCTAAACCTATGGCATTTTCTGCCATGGCCGCCTTATTCAACATCGACGCCTTGCCAATGGCTTTATGCGTTGTTTTCAGTGTGTGTATTTTCTGCACAATATGCCGATGGTTTTCTGTTAACTGCCCCATGTTTTAACCTGCCTCAATTGTTAAGTATTCGTTATATTCGCTTTGATAATCTTCTATTTCTTCATCTCTAAAATGAACAGAAAGCAACTCAATTTTACGCCACCACTTGGCCCCCACTTCGCAAAACGTGCGCCGCCTGTGGCCTATTCGTTTTCTGTATTCGCCATACCACAACGAACACGGACGAACGTCTGGCGACCACGTTTCATCCTTTGTAATTGTTGGCAACCATGCGCATTTATCGCCCTTTTCGGCATTGGTGGCCCACGACCAAAATTCATCAAAGGCGGTTTTTGACTTGATTAGAATTTGATATTTGCTCGATACGGCCGGTAATTCGTTTATTTCGGCGCGCACTTTTTGCAGTTTTTGGCCGATTTTTGCGCGGCGCTTCAATTGCTCCGGCGTCTGCCTTTGCCTGGCCTCTTTTAGCTCTTTGGCGGTTTCCTTGGCTGCATTTAACGCCCCGTTTAGTTTGCGCCTTGCCTTAAATTTGGGACCGTATTTGAACCCGAAAAAGTCGTAAACGTCTGCTATTAAATGCCCCATTATTCCCAATTCATACCGGCCCACTAGCGCCCATTCTGGCGCCCTTGCATCTGCACTAATGCCGTAGCGGTTGCCGCGAATCTCTCCTTGATCTGTCGCGCCTTGCGCCTTGGTCATGTATCCGGCGGCCTTGGCCATGTACGCGCCTGCCTGTTCTGGGTCTTTGATCTTTTCAAGATGGGCAAAGCCTTGCCCCCAGATTCCCTCGATTCGCTTGGCCCACGCATCGAATACGGCAAACGGCACACGCCAAGACATTAAAACGTGCAAATGCGGGTTATCTTCACCGGCGTCATTTTGTGGGTTTTCAGCCACCCAACAATATTTTAACTTGTGGTTATTGGCTGGCATTTTGACGCTTTGGAAATCGGTTTTAGCCTGCCACCCTCTCTGGTACATTTTCTGAATCCCATCAAAAAACCGGCTGGCCTCTTTTTGGATTGTAGATTCACCGGCGGCCATTCTGGCCCTAGATTCATCGTCAAAAGTTAAGGTTAAAAACGTGCTATAGCCGCCATGCTTTTTGGCCATGTAATGGCAACTATCAGAAATGGCCACCGCGCCGCGCATACTCAAATCTTTGGTAATTCGCTCACCCGATTGAATGGGTGGCGATTCGGCTGGTTGCTCAACTTGAGTACGAATTTTAAATTCGCCTGACCATTCGCGTTGGCTAACCACCGTAAACCGGCCCGCGCCCTCGATTTTTGTTCGACCTGTCACGGGAACCAGCTCGCCGGTTGTGGCCATATCGGCCAAATTGTATTTTTGGCCCTTAATCAAAACCGTGTTGGTTTCTTCTGTGCGCTGGTACTGAACCGGCGGCACAATCGGCGCGGAATCGTGAATAAACCACGCTTTTGAAAAATCGTCGGTTTGTTTTTGGTTTTCGGCCCTGATTTGCGCCCTAATATGCTCTGTCGGACATTTGGCGGCCTTGACTAGCCTATAGCGTAAAGCTGCGCTTTCCGCCTTCTGCGCGTCCGTTGGCCCCTTTAACCACGGCATAACCTGATAATCACCCCAAATCTTTTTAGTGTGATCTATTTCCTGTTCTTGAGTATAAATTTCAGGCACAAAAAAGCGGGCCTTATCAACTGCCCGCTTTATTGTCTCACTCGATGTTAACGATTCGATCATTAAACAATTCCGTTAAATGGTCCATCAAAAATGGCAGACTCAAAGCCCGCCAAGGTCAAAACAAACAACACGCCCACGGCGTGGAATACACTTGTCTTGTTTTTCATCAATTGCAGGCATTCACAAAGCGGCCAATTTTTTGCAACTTATTAGTGCCGCGCTGAAACAACCTTGCCGCCGAACTGGCTAGCTTTTCCCTGACCTTATCGTCCATTGCTACCCACGCATAATCACAAACCAATTCAACCATAACACCGGCATTTTTTGCGATTTGTCGTTTTGTCTCGTTTTCGAGTGAATCCCAATGGGTGACTTGATCTGTCGGAATACCAAACGACAAAGACACCATGCTTTTTAAATGCTCAATATGTTGTGCCTGATTCATCATGCAGCCCCTACCTTTTCGAAAAAGTTGTTTTCTAAATCTTCAACAAGCGCATCGGGCAAATGACAAAGAAATTCAGATATAACAAACAAATTAACCAAATCCCAAGCATCAACAACACCAAGCCGGTTTTCTAACATTCCTAAATAATCTGTATTCTCTATATGCGCCTGCCTTTCGCCCAACTCCATCAAAAACCAAACCTTATCTAAACTTAATTCGTTCATTTTTTTCACCCTTTCAACTGTGGAAAATTTGCCTCTCAGGGGAGGCGGGCACAAGGCCCGCCAAGCTGAAAGGGTCGCCAATGAAAGCGACGATGTGACTATATACAGCCTTTATTCACTACACAATAAGCATTGTCTGGTGCAAAAGTCGCGAGGCGCGACTACACTATGACAACAGCCCTTGTATTAGGTTTTGATTATGAACACGACACAAAATTACTTGACACGCCTGAAAGCCATGCACGGCGGCGCCTCTGACTATAGAGCGGCCCAAATATTAGGAATCACTCAACAATCCGTTTCTCAGTACAAAATGGGCAAATGCCAGCTAAGTGACGAAACGGCCACTAAAATGGCCTCTGAACTGGGGTTAGACCCCCTAAAAGTGGTAGCAGAAGTTAAGCTCGAAACGTCTAAAAGTCGCGAGACGCGACAACTCTGGGCGCGTGTTTTAGATATGACTAATGCAGCCCCAGCCCTTGCCCTGCTTGGCCTAGCGGCCCTCTTACCCTATGCCACTGATACCTTAACTCTGATCTGACTTTCTATACATTATGCGAAGTCACGCAACTGGTTGATATTATGGAAAATAACTACAAAAACACCCAAAAACGCCCCTTGCATTGCCCACTTTTAGGCCTAAAATACAGCGCTTTTATCTGCTCGACTACCAAAAGGAATACCACGACACCCTATATAATTATTTTGCATAAAGGAGTGCTTTCTTATGCCTAATTATTCTATAGATGATCGACGTTTTTTTATCCACCACCACGACGACAAAAAAAAGTTACCGCCAAAACTCGCCGCCGAACTGGCCAACGTGTCAATTAAAACGGTTTATAAATGGATTAACGGCACCCAAACGCCCACACCGGCCACTGTTGAACTAATGCAAATCAAAGCGTTTGGATTAATTTTGGGGCTGCCAGACTGGCGCTTTACTGATGGCTTACTGTGGTGTAATGGCTACCAAAGGCCCTTTAGGCCTAACTCTCTGCACATTATGGCCATGCTCACCCAATGGCAAGGCCACGCCGATAGAAACCGCATTGCGGACACTGAGCGTATCGCTCAACTTGAGCGCGAGCTACACAACATGAACCGGCAATTCTTGGAACTGGAACAAGTCGCGCCTCGCGACTTTCTGCCCGCTAGCCCTCTATTTTCGGGACTTGAGCGCGAGAGCCAAGGCAAGCGCCACTAAGGCAATTAACGTTTTATCGCCAATGGTGATTTTTAGCGGAATGGGACTGTCTGTGTCGCCATCCAATGTAAAACGATAAGCATCCGGTATTAATTCGCGAGCCATTATAAACGGTCCTCCAATCGCTCAACGTCACGTTTGAGCGTTTTTATTTCTGCATGGTGCGTGATCAAAAAGCCCAACACGCCCATAGTGGCCAAATCGCCACCCATGCCCAAAAGCTGGATTACTTCCATTAAATGAACGCCCCGAGTACCACGGCCAAACCTTCTACCGCTTCTGGTGGCAAGACAAACCCGAACACGCCCAATCCTGCAACGATCACCGGCACTAATATTTTCTTTTTCAGCAATGACGCTGGATTAAAATTAAACTTAGGCATTATAAATTCCCTCTTTTGGGTCGTACCCTTCAATTAAGGCCAACCCGTTTTTAATCAATTTGTCACTGTAGGGATTAATCCCGTTTTCGTGTTTGATAATCGCCGCCACCAATTCCGGCAACACCTCGGCCACCCTAAAGCGCATATCCGGCGCGATATTAAGCGCCTTAGACACACTCGAAATATAAGCGGTCGTGTTGTTTTCGTTTGGCGGTGCAAAGCGGCTGATAATCTCCATCACCGAACCGAGCGCATAATGGGTTTGGTAATTGAGCAACAATTTACCGCCTGCCCTTATGCCCCACTCCGGCGACTTGAACACCTCAAACGCTGGATCTGTTTTGGTCTCGTGCTCACCATCCCAGTTATTGCCCGTGCGTAAATTCATGGGGTTATTATTGCGCAACCCGCGTATTGACATCATTAAGGCCATTTTGCCCCCGTAGATTGTGACTGCTGCAACTGTCGCAGCTAGAACAATGGTTTGGATTTTCATAGTTCGCCCAGGCTAAACAAAAATTCAACGATTACGCGGCCTCTAGCGGGTCGCCCCGATTTTAGCCCCGTGTCGCGTTTAGATTATCCGGCGGCCAATTCAGCCACGGCGGCGGCTTCGTTTGCCAGTGCCTCAAGTCGGGCCGATTCGGCGGCCTCGGCTTCTGCTAGCTGTTGCGCGGCCACTTCTGCAAGGCGTGCTTTTTCGTCATTGTAGGCCGTCAATAAATAGCTGTAGGCTTCAAAGCTGGACAAGGTTTGATTGTTGCGAGCGTCGATAAACTCCACCTCGCCCACATTGACCACATCATCAAAGTGAATGGCCCATTCGCCGCTTGGCACTTGAAACGCAAACTTTAGCGCCTCGCCGTCAACAACAATGGTCTGATCTTGTGTAATTACTGATATTTTCATAATGAATTAGTCCCTTAGCCCACATACATAATGTAAGCGGCTTTATAAAATTTAGGTCGGTTGTCTTGGCTTGCGCCACTAAAACCACTTGAGGCGCTGATATTGTGAGAGCTGGACGCGCTCAAACTGTGGCTAGCTGACACACTTAAATTGTGACTCACACCATGGCCGTGGGAGCCACTGCTACCGCTGTTTTGCGTACGGCCCTTATAATTGGTCGCGCCTGAGTTAGGCCCTGACGCCTGAGACAGATAATATCCCGTGCCATAACCCATACTTGCTGAACCACCAAGCGCCGCCGAACGCACGTTACCCCTAATTCTATAGTTATAGTGATTATGGGCCGGACTCTGCGAACTGCTCAACGTGTGATTATTCACGGAAACGCCGCCACTGATACCCGCAGACACGCCACCACTGATACCCGTAGACACGCCGCCACTAATGCCGGTCGATACTGAACCCGATGGCGTCACGGCTTGAGAGCCGCCCGTCTGCCCTGTTTGGGCCTCGGTTCCACCTAGAATAAAACTGTCTGTTAGGTCTGGCGTACCGTTTGAGCCGTTACACAAAAACCAGCCGGTTGGTATATCAGCAATAAGGCCCGCATAAGGCAAAATAACGCGCTTAGGTACACCGGCGGTTGGTTGATTGAGTTGCATCATAGAACCGCCCCTTTAAATTTCAATGGCGTGTAATTTGTCGCCACTGGTGCCGATTAACTGCACCGCCGCCGTGGTGGGCAACACAATCGAACCCGCCGCCTTTAGTGGAATGGATGCGCCCGCGCTGCCTATATGAATCGCTCCGGCGTTTGACTCGCTGGCGTATAACGTCACCGCTTGGCGCGCTGCATTGGCTGCAATGGTTTGGCTTGCGCCGGTCATAGTTAAATCAGACAAAGGCATAAATAAACCGCTAACGCTGGTTTCAACTTGGCCATTAATTCGCTCATCCGTAAACGCACCCGCGCCCACTACAAACGTGGCCACAATCGCGCCCGCGCTCTCATTGGTTAAGGCTAAATGGGTAAACAGCTTAGAACCGTTAAACCCTTGACCGGATAACAATTGGGCGTCAATAACGTCCTGCCCTGCTGGATTGGTGGCCAATATTGAAACCACCGCGTTGGTATCGTCACACTCTCGAAAGTGGACAAATTCAGGCTGTGCCATACCGTCAATTTTAACCGTGGCCCCTGCTGGAATTGTTCGTTTATATTGTCGAATCATCGTTTCATTGCTCCGGTAATCGTTAAGCCCACGGCAATGGCGGCAATGGCCATGCCGCCGTATTTAAGCGCGTTGTTTAGTGCTTGCGTGGTATCGCTTGAACTGGCGCGGCTAATGTTTAGCGCCGTGCTGCCATAACTGGCAAGGCTTTCTTCTATCGTTTCATTAGCAAAGGCGAGCGCCTCGCTTTGGGTCG